CCAGGTAGCTTCAATTGGAGCGAAGTTATATTTCATTCCATCTCGGAAGAATAAGATAAACTCCCGGACCCAACCACCTCGTATTGAATTATTCTCTAAGATAGAAGTCATCTGAACAGCCTCATCTATAAAGGAGGGATCAGATACAACTGCGAAGAGTGGATCACCAGTTAGGAATACAGACGTCTGATAAGTTACTGCTGTCTCTACCTGCGGCATGACAACTGGAACTGTCATATTTTGGAATCTATTAGGATCATCTGCTTCATTAGCTTGCTTAGCTCGCAATTGGTCCACAGTTTTATCCACTTCCCGCTGGTAATCTTTATCTATCTGCTCGTACTCAGATCGTACACTAGCGCGTGAAAGATTAGATCGCAGTTGGATATTATTATAATACAACATAAAAGATGCTTGTGACTTTTTTGTTAGGGGCTGTACTGTAGAGGCTACCATTTTATACGGTTCCTGTGTAGGAAAATTAAAAACATGAGTTATACGCAGGTACTTCTAGCGCATCAAACTCTTGTGTCTCTATTATATTAGAAGCTACTACAAACTCCCCATACTCTTGTACTACTCTAGGAGCATAAGTCATAAGATCAAGTACTCCATCTGTGTTATCTCTGCGCATAGGATTGAAAGATAGAATCTGCAGATGCAGTGCTAACTTAGCTTCATCTAGGGAGTAGAGTTCTCCTGATGCGTAACCCTTAAACATTTCTAGGATTCTAGCGTTCTTAGACCTGACGCCGGAATATATTGGTACAGCTTCTATACCTACTATACCCATCTGCTGGCATATAAACTCAAACCAGTAGAGGAGGCTGTATTGGTATGCGTTAGCTTCTACAGCTATAAGGCGGCAATTCTTTGTTAGCGCGAAGTTGAGAGCCTTCCGTATGGTTTCACCTGGAGAGAACCTTCCCTCTTCCAGTTCCATAAGCACAGGAGATGCATCATGTATTTCGAAGTAACCTATAGAGACTTCATCACTTCCTAGTTTATCAGTTGCTGGATCGATAATAATGAAGTTACCCGCTGGGATATCTCCTTTCTCGTAGGGTACTTCAGGTAACTTAGAGAGATCAATAAGATTATTAGCGCTGGTGTTTTCATCGTTAAGAACCTCGCTATAGAATATTTCAGGGTGGCCCATAGCTAAGTCATTTTCAAATTCAGCTAAGAGCTGCTGTATCGGCTGTAGTTCTTCCCACAGAGAAGTTCCATCTGCCAGTATTCCACCTGCTATAAACTTAACCCAAGTGGGATTATTCTTAAGTTTACGTAATATAGAGTGCTTAGTAGGATACATATTCGCTACAAATAAGAACATGCAGCCAGTTGGAGATTTAGCTTTCATGGCGGTACCAATAAGCCAAGATTCAAGGGAAGCAGACTGTACTTCTGAATCAGCGCACTCCCTAGATTGTATATCATCGAAGAGCATAACATCAGGCCGCTCATTCTTTATATTAAGGCCACGTACACTAGTCTCAGCACCAGCTGCAGCTAATGTTATATTCCTTCCTCTGAATCCGAACTTCTTAAGAGCCTGAGTATCTTTCTCTATACCAAGCTTCCAGTCACCGAAGGTATTCTTAATATTAGGCTCTTCTAGCATATCCACTACATCAGATAAGATGTTCTCTGCTAGTTTCGCTGTCGCAGCTACTACGAGTATAAATTTCTTAGATGTGAAGAGAATACAGTAAATGAGAAAGATCTTCATCAGCGTAGATTTACCGAAGCCGCGAGGTAATCCTAGAGCAAGCTGTGGGAAGATCCTAGTTTGGTGTATGAATCCTAGTAACCATTGCCACACACCTTTTTTAAATACAGGAGGAAAGTTGAATTTAAAGACTAGTGGCATTATAAGTGCAGCTAAGAAGTCTAAGTCCGCTTTAGCTAGTGCCTGAACTTCCTCTCCTGAAGCTCCTATCTGATGCACTTCTTCACTAGTAGGTAGAGACTGTTGCGAATGCTCTAACTCAGAAACACCCACAGGAGTGCTAGCACCAGCAGTAGGAGCCACATGAGTACTAGGAAGCCTGCTCCCATTAGAACTAAGGTTAGAAGTTCCATTAGTTGTACCTCCAATTGATTCTAGTAGATTACTCTTCTTGTACTCAATCTTCTTAGCCACTATAAGATACTTCTTCTATATAAGATACTGTAGGAGGATTGTGAGTTCCGCTAGAATTGTGAGGCAAGCCCATTAACTTTTGAAGTATTCTCTTAGCTGCAAGTATATCAGACTTCACAGGTGCAGCTTTACTGTACTCGCAAGTTTCTGTGTCTGCTCTAGCTAATAGTTCTTTAATAGTTAAGTTAACTCCCCGCTGCCTGTACATCATGATTCTCCAATATTTCTCTGTTTGTATCTTGCAGATCCTCTACTTGCTTTAGCAGATTACCTGACTGGATTGTTAGTAACTCTTGCTCACCTGCCTTAGTTACTTGGTTATCTATATTAGTTATGAACTTTTCTGTTATTACTGTAGGAAGTATTAAGTTCACTACGTTCTGGGTGTTGGTGCCTGAATCCTGCGATGTCTGGCCGCGCCGCTTAGCGTTATTTACAACTTGTAGCGCCTTTAATATAGTATCAGGCCTAACCATTAGCGGCAAACTCTTTTCCAGTTTATCTTGTAACTTATCTTCTAGCGTATTATATACTTCATCTCTAGCGTTGTTCTTCTGTAAGTTAGCGTAGCGTAGTGCTGACACTGCATTGGCGAATGTCTCCTTAGCTAGAAGTTGTGAGATTCTTGCAGGTGTGACTCCTAAAGCAGAAGCTACTGACTCCGCTGCTATTCCTTTCCCTAAGAGAGCAAGTGCCCGCTCCTCTGTAGTAGAAGAGGTGCCTGGAGCATGAGCGCTGCTAGGATTATAATGCGCTGTAGCTGTAGCAGCCGGTGCCGGTGTCGCAGCGCTAGCACCTAAAGATTCAAGAGTTATATTAGCTGTAGCTTCTGTAGCTACCACTGTTTCCGCGCCGCTGCTGCTGCTGCTGCTGCTGCTGCTGTGCATAATAAAGTCCTAGGTTCTGGGTTCCGGTGCTGTGATAAGAGTATTATATCAGGTGTTCTGTGAGGTAGGAAGCCGGGAATCATATAGGCGTAGCCTACGGGAATCATATAGTAGCTTGCGGTAGCTAGAAGTCTGTAAAAAATTTAGGAAAATATTGGAAGGTTCTTAGGATGCCGCGCGCGCCCCAGATGTAAAAGGCTTCCACCCCCCTGTGTTTATAGGTGCATAGGTGCATAGATACATATGTGTGTTTATAGGTGCATAGATACATATGTGTTTATATGTGCATAGATACATAGATACATATGTGCATAGATGCATAGATAGCTAGATGCATAGGTGTGCTTATGCACATAGATAGCTAGATGTGCTTATGCACATAGATACATAGATACATATGTGTGCTTATGCACATAGATACATAGATAGCTAGGTGCATAGATGCACATAGATACATATGCACATAGATGCTTATGCACATAGGTACATAGATGCACTGGGAGCTTATGCACCTATGTGCATACATAGCTATAACTTACATAAGCTCAAATAAGTGCTTAGATAGAATAAAATACATAAAGGCTCAAAGCCACTAAGTAATTCCTTATAAGTAACTATTGCTTGCACCTAGATAGATCAAAATGTTAGAATAACAGGGTATCCACAAAAAAGGCAGAAATAGTACGAATGGTAATAAGAACGATTTAGATTTAGATTTAGATTTACAGTTTAAGCACTATAAGCACTATAAACACTATAAACCAAACTAAGGCGGAAAATATTATGAATAACATCACTAGCAACAGCACTAACTTAAATACTGATATCTCTGAAAATGGCTTAACCTATTTTAAAGCTTATGATTCACAATTAGCTATTCCAGAAGTGGCAGGTTCCAGAGTTGTGAAGTGTCTGTATAAAACAGATACGAAAACAGGAAAGAAAGCAGGAACTAACAGTTACATTCGTATTCCCACTTCACATCTTAGCGAGCAACTTATCGCGGATAAGATAGCTGAACTTGCACCTCATGTTCTTTCTTTTCTCCGACTAGAAGAAGATAAAAGCATTAAGGAGTTACATAAGAAAGGAGCGCTAAACATTCATATTGCTGCGCTTTCCCTAGATAAGATTATAGAAAGTTTAGAAGAGTCTTCTGTATCTGGTAGAATGACTTCAGCTGATATTGAGAAATGGTTTGATGATTACTTAGTAAGTAACTTGGCTGATCTCTTCGCAACTAAGATGAATATCAATGCTGAAGTTGCTTCTGAATTAGAACTAGAAAAACTGCATATGATTCTGGACGCTTATAAGAAGAAATTCGCTTCACTTGCTTCACCCAAAGCTTCCTTTATTCCAGATGATTGTAGCGCACTAATAAAAGTAATCCGAACTGTATTCACTGAAGGTGAGAATATAATAGGAAATAGGTTCATTGCAAGACTAGAAAAGATTGCAGCTAAAGGAAACGATACTTTAATGTCGCTTTAGTTCACTTACTATAGGAAGAATATATTATGACTGATTACGATGCTACAATTTGCCCATTAGTTGATATGATACATATTTGTTCAAGATCCGGTGTTAATGTTTCCGCTTGCATTGATATGATATTTAAAGGTCTTTACTTAGAAAAGAGCGAAACTGATATGATATTAGATTACTTACATAAAATTCCAAATTGCTCTTTTATAAGTGAGAGTTTTCACGACTATCTAAATAAAGTAATTATGACTTTAGAGCTATAATACGATATAACTAATTCGCTCGCTGCCTGTCTTAGTTTTCTAAGATGGGCTTTTTATTGTCTGGAATCTAGTAACTTATTTGGTCTTTTGGCCATTTCACCTTCTTTGT